CCAGTGCCAGCATTGATGACCAAATAGGCTTTACTCTGGGCTGGAGCAGTGATGTTACGGGTGGTTGCGCCGTTACTGGCCGTCCATAAAATAACCGCATTACGAGCTTGATTAGCCGAACCATTTGTTGTGGTTAAAGTTACATCTGCATCTGCGCTAAGAGTAGTTGTACCCGCAACCGCCGAATCAATAAGACCCGTAATTGAGTCATTAACGGTTGTACCCCATGTACCCGACAAGTCTCCCGTAGTTGGCAATGCCAGACCAAGGAGAGGAGAAAAGTTGGTTACTGCCATTTTTTATCCTTATAGTCCATTTAGGATACTGATTGCTTGTACATACGCTTTACTAGCAGCAGTAGAAGTTTGGAATGTAGGAGCTACACCCGTACCGTTTGATGTAAGCAACTGACCCGCTGTACCATCATTAGTAGAAGCCACAGCGTACTCTGATGGATAAGTTACAAATACGTCTTTTGTACCAGCAGAAAAACTTAATGCTGAAGGCTGTGTGCCCGAACTATTAGAAAGAACCGTAGTGCGGGCAAGTGTTGTACCAGAAGAAGTGTATGTACCAACACCCACTTCCCACTCATTCCCTGTTTGCCCAACAATGGTGTAATAAGTTGTGTTTGCATTGCCAATAACAGCAAAAGACTGAAACCCTGTAGCCGCGCCAAGCAAAGTCACCGTACCCGTACCAGCCGTGGTAGTAGTTTCTTTAACGCGATCTGCTAATACAAGTGCCATATTATGTCCTTACACAACCATCTCAACTTCAACCCAGTCAGGTGTCTGTGAGTTGGTTATATTTTGCCAGTTTGGAGTCTCGCTGTCATCTATTGTTGTCCAATAAAAATAATTCATTGTACCGACTTGGCCTCTAGCTGAAACCCCGCTTAACGCTACTGTCCTGCTTGACCCAACTGATCCAACACTTCCTGTAGCTACTACACCATCTTCGGTTGGGCTATTTTCTTCAATAACATCACCAACTGCACCAGCAGCTTCAATACCTGTCAAAACTACTTCTACAGTAATTTCAACACTACCAACCGAGCCTGTAGCTACAACACCCGTTTCAGTTGGACTGTTAGTTTCAGTAACATCACCTACCGCGCCAGAAGCTGCTACTCCATTAAGTTCCGCAGATTTGGAGAAAATCGCAGTGCCCACTGCACCTGCGGCCTCCACACCAGTCAACGCAACTGTACGGCTAGAAGTTAGGCTACCTACTGCGCCAATAGCCTCCACACCTTGAATACCCGCTTCAATACCAGCAACCCCAACCGATCCTTCGTCGCCAGAAGCCACAACGCCAGTAAGAGCAATACTTCTATCACCTACAGATACACTACCAACTGAACCTATTGCTAAAACGCCAGTTTCAGTTGGGTTATTTGTTTCAGCAACATCTCCTACTGCGCCAACTGCGCTAACACCAGTCAACGCAACTGTACGGCTAGAAGTTAGGCTACCTACTGCGCCAGAAGCTAAAACCCCAGTTATAACTTCGGTTTCGGCAAATGCAATATTACCAACTGCGCCAGAAGCCAAAACTCCTGTGAGTGCAATAGTACTGACTTCAGCAACACTACCAACTGCTCCTGCCGCTGCAACACCGGTTAGCGCAATATTTCTATTCGCTACCGTAACCGTACCAACCGCGCCTGTAGCTGCAACGCCAGTTAACGCTATGCTTCGCGCCCCTACTGCAACCGTACCTACCGCACCATTTGCCTGATTACCTGTTAGTGCTTTAGAACTAACTTCCGTGACTGATCCTACCGCGCCAGATGCCTGAACGCCGGTAAGAGCAACGACTACCGTCTGCCCCGCAAGCGAGGCGAACGGCGCTTCGGCAAATGCGGAGATACCGAACATGGCTACTCCGGTGAGTTACCCCACCGGCCCTATTAGGTTGTAGCCAGACGAATCAAAGCAGTCGAAGTGGTATTCGAGGGCATGGTAAGAGTAAACGTACCAGCAGTAATTGTTTGTGAACCAAAGGTATGAACGCTAACAGCTTTGTTAGAGGCTGAAGAGTTATAAATCAGCACAGCATCAAAAGCCGTAGTCAAAGTTACGCTTGTGTAAGTAATACTTGCTGAAGGTGTCCAATACGCTACACCAGCAGTGGTTGAAGTATTTGTAGACAACGGAGAAGTGCCGTTTGTAACAGTCACACCGCCCGCAGAGTAGCCAGTGCCTGTCACTTCACCTGTCACGGTATAAGCCGTAGTACTAGCATTCATTGTGGCGGAAGCCAAATACAAAGCAGCTTTGAATGTGTTGCCTGTACCTGTGGTGAAATTATGGACAGCTTCAAGTATTTCTTCCATAAATGATGTGCACATTGCTTGTGTGTTTGCCATGTTAGGCTCCTTAGATAAAAGATGCGGCTTCAGCCGACAAGGTTACGGTTTTTTTAAGCGCGACGTGAGCAGAGCGATGAACCAACTCACCTTCATGCCAATACTCAACCCATGTTGTGTATTCGTTGTCATTATCAACGAAGCCTTCTTTTTTCTCAAGAAGAGATTCGTCCATTTCGCCTTTGGTGGTTGTGACCAATGCCATATTTTCTCCTTATGTGATGCGAATAATTGCGTCTGAACTGTTTGCGGTTGGAAACTGTATTGTAAAAGTAGTTGTTGATGTCTTTGCAGCGCCAAAATCTAAAACACATACAGTTGGGTTAGTGCCGCCAGACTTATAGATTAAAGCCCCACTAGCAGTTAAAGCTGCATTCCAAGTTACGTTAGCAAATGAAATGTATGTAGTGTTGTTTGCAGAAGTTGGTACAGCGTTTACTGTAAGAGCTATTCCACCAGCGGTATACCCTGTAGCTACAACTTCATTCGCGCTTGTGTAAATAGATGTATCAGGACCCAAAGATGCAGAGCCTGTGTACAGCGCAATCTTAAACGAGTCTGTGGTGAAGTTATAAACTCCATTCATTAGACCTGTTGCAAACGCATCAGTAGCGCCTTGTTGAATAGCCATCAGGTCACCGCCTGTCTATATTGACCAGAACGATACGCATCCTGACGTTCCATACCATCACCCAGACGTTTAGCCAGTGCAAGCGCTTCTACATATTTTTGGTTATACAAAGCAACCATGTCGGTCTCACCTTTCATGAAGGTGTACGCTTCTACCAATGAGCCATACAAAAGCACGGTATCAAAGTTATCGCCCAACCATGAAGTTCCAGCAGTCACAATAGACTCTGGATAGTAATAGAAATGAAGCTCTGCTGTATACGTTGTATTAGGCGTAGGACCAAGAATAAACGTTAACTCGTTTGTAATCGTAGTCCCCGCTAATGCGGGGCCAAACAACGCGTAATATCTGGGTATGCCAGTATCTGTAGTTGGGTTGGGATACGCCTGACGAATGAAGTTAACGTCTTTGTTAAGCAGGTACTCATAGTTGCCGGACGAGTCAATTACTGCCAAAGAGTATGTAGCAAGATAGTCGTCTGGGGCCTTAAGGTACTTGTTGCCTGACTGAATATTACCCGTCATGTTTTTACGCAAAAACGGAAACTGAACGTTGTTATAAATACGCTGTTCAGCTTGTTGAATAAAGCGGTCAATCTGTTCCTTCGTGGTCTCAATAGCCCCGTCGGCCAGAGTTATATCCGGAAAGTTATTTTCCGTATATGCCTCAATAGATGCAACAAGCTGCGTATAGTTCATGCCATTGGGCCTCGTGCCATTACGCCTTTAGTGGCTGCGCCAGTACCACGAATTTTGATACCAGTTGTCTTTACATCAGGGTTGTAACCATCACGGTTAATGTTACCGACTGACATGTTTACTGTGTCTGCGCGAGTAGGCTTAGCACCGCTGTAGCCGTTACCCAACTCAACTTTGCCACCATCCATGGTGTGTGGCGGAGCATAGACTTCGGCATTACCGACTTCTTTACCGCCTTGTTTCTGACTGAATTTAGCCATATCAACCGCCTTTTTTATAGGTGAAGGAAGACTTCTTTTGGTTAGCTACTTTGGCCAAACCACGACCCAGAGATTTCATCTGAGCATTTGTCTTGCCGCCTTTAGCAAACTTCGTCATAGGCTGACCAGGATGCAGCTTCTTCTCGTGCTTATGCACGGCTCCAGCAATCATCTTCTTGTCTTGTTTCAAATCTGCTTTGTCCATATTAAGCTCCTTATGTTGTCGATATGGTAACTGTACCAACTTCTATGTTCAACACCAAGTAATTTGGCGTTAAAGGATCGTCAAAACCTCTTGAACCCCCTACAGGATTCCATCCCCACTGGATGTCCCGACTGCCTTGGTTTGGATACCCAAACCCATCAGGTGCGGTACTGTTAGTTAACAGAATCTGTAATCCACTAGTTCCAGACTGCGTATAGCTTACATCAGGACGTGGCTCTCGTACAGCTTGTGGATCATCCACAGGGTACATACCCAACTGCAACTGAGGTTGATCAGGATCCCAGCACTCAGGGCACACCTTTAAATTAAACAGGCGTGTCTTAATAATTTCTTTCTTCAGGTCTTTAAGCATGAACCGCTCATCACAACGGTCACACTGAGCGATTGCATACTTGCCTGAGGAATATCTACTTGGCATGCATCACCTGTAGAACGATTGTCTTGGAACATAACGGTCAGGAGCCTTTTCTCGGTCTTCCTGCGACGCTAACGTCCATTGTTCTTCATAGGCGGCCTTAAGCATCACAATACGCTCCATAGGCACGTCAGGGCGCTTAGAACCAACGTAATAGGCCAAACCAGCCACCACGCAAGGAATCAAGCGGAATGGAATATCTTGCACGTTAACGCCGTTACCAGCGTCTTGCATACGGCGCATACGCCAGTACACAAACACATACTGATCGCCAGGAGAGTTAGGAGTAGGCCACACGTTCACAGACGTTAGGTTATTGACCGTTACGGCTGCGCCAATTGCATGACCAGCGGCAGTTGTATTAGTGACGCCGTTGTACTGACCACGATAACAATTAAGTAATTGATTACCGCTGACGTTAGCGTAGTAGATTGTTTCTGTGCCAATTGTGATAAATCCTGTAGCTGGTAGGCTCACAGTAGAGCTAAGAGTAATGGTTGTATCTGTTGACAACACTGTTGCCGCCACCGTCGCCGTAGACAAATAACTTTCATTAGACTGCCGGTTAATCCACACCTGAATGGGGCGACCCTGGGCCAGCTTGTTTGGTAGTGTCGAGTACGTTGACTCAGAGATACGGCTGATGTTGATATCAATCTGATTAGGCGTAGTTGCCTGTGTGCGGATAACTTGATCCAACAAATCAATCGTAGTACTTGGCAAAGCATAGACGCCCTGCCCAGTGTTCATCGTAAATTGGCCTTGCTCAATAGTCCATAAATTGATGCCACGGTTAGCCCATTCAATCGTAAGCATGTTGAAGGACCGGCGTGCGGTACGAAACTCATAGCCAGTACGAACCTCAAGACCCGCCCGC